CAATTAATTGCCTCCTGTATTTCGTTATAGATTTTTTTCAGTGAGACAAGAGCCTCTTTTACCTTGTCATCACTTATTCCCGGTTTATCCACCTTTGCAACCCGGTCGAGTTCGCCAGCGAGCTCTGTGATAGCCGCTCGGAATTCAACTATCCTCTTAAGGTTGGATGGTGAAAGGTCCCGACCTTCTTTCCGCCGCAGGTCAGCAAGCGACTTCGTGCGGTCAAGCAGATCATTGACAGCAGCCAGCGCTGTCTCGAACTGCTCGGTATAGGTCGTTCCTGTTTTTTCGTTCTTAATGGCAAGCAGCGCGGTATCCACTCCGGCACCGCGTAGTACCGGAGACGCCTCAAATACATCAAGCTGTTTAAATACCCGCCAGACTTTCGGATTTTCATTCCACGCTGAATTTTCATCGAGCGCCATGACTCTAAATCCATAGCTCCATTCAGAAAGATTCGGAGTGAATTTGAGTGTCTCGTAATGCTCCTTACCAGTCTCAGTGTTCAGGTTAAATTCACCTTCTACCAGTACTTCATTACCACTCTCTTTTATGACACCCTTCCCCACCGGAAGGGCACCTGACCAGCTCCCGTGCATATAGGAAGATATAAGTATTTCTTTTCCCACAGGGAATGCTCCGGGTAGCGTGACATCACCGTCTTTATCAATGACATTCAATGTCGCTATCCTGGCTGTGAAACTACCCGCTTTATCACCTTTGAGGTCAATGCCTGTAAATGATTTGCGTTCTATTTTCATGGTTATCTCCTGGAATTTATTTCTCAGAAATAATTACTCTTTGCCCTGGTTATTGGCTGGCGGCTTTGGTAATGAATTATTGAACTGGTCCGCTGGTATCATGTTCTGCGGCGCCATGTACGTCCGCCCTTGGCCGTTCGGCAACGGGTTCATATTTTCCAATTCCCTGATATCATCCGCTGAATACCATCCCCAGTTCCGACCGATAGCATAAGCCCTGTATCGACTCTCGATATTGCCTCGCAGGAGTCCGTCTACCTGAAACTCGGCGAAATATTCATCCTGCTCCCACGGCATTAACAGGCTTCGTTTTATCGATTGCTCCCAGCGTACAAGCCACGGACGAATGGTATAAACGACAAACTCTAAAGACTGCTCTTCTATATTGCTGAATGTGGCTCGTTCAAGGTCTCCAATCATATGAGGTGGGACATGGAAAAACGACGCTATCTCAACTCGCTGAAACTTGCGAGTTTCCAGAAATTGCGCGTCATTGGGAGGAATGGTGATTTTTTCTATCTTTGCCCCATCCTCCAGTACTATCAGGTCGAAGGCCTTCCCCAGCCCTTCAGCTTTCTCCTTGATGTCTTTTTTATAACTTTCCCTGGCTTCCTTGGACAGGTGACTGGGATATGTAGCAATCGCCCCAAAATTTAAACCTTGGCCGAACAACCTGGCTCCCATCTCTTCCGTTGCAAGGGAAAGCCCGATTGCTTCTCTCGCCATAGTCAACGGGGGATATCCTACCAGCCCATCAAACCCCAGACCCGGTATATGCCATATCCGATAACTTGGTATGATTTTAGGTATGCCGGGTGCGTTTAGTGAATAATGATATTCGATTGCTTTCGTCACTGGATTACGGATAACAGTCATCTTGTCAGGATTCAATGGCCAGATAGCTTTTATCTCCAGTGTTTCAGGGTCTATCTCTTTAAAGCCATACGCGTTACCTCGTGTCAGCAGATGCAGTTTCATCGTCTCTCGCATCTGGAAGCTGGTCATTTCCGGATTCGGCTGATCATGCAATAGTTTATAGAGTGAATGGTCAGTAGCCCGTTCTTTGCCTACTGATTGTCGTCGATAAAGAAACAACGGTAATGATGCTATTGTTTCTGAAATTAACCGTATACAAGCCCAGACTGCCGTTGCTTTCAAGGCATTCTCTTCCGTCACTGATACACCTGACCTGGACAGGCTACTAAACGTGTCCGGTTGCCCGGGTAACCGATTTACAGTAAATCCTTTCCAGAGGATATCTACCAGATTTTTTATTCCCGGTATCTTCATATGGCTAATATCCCTTCAGTTTCATAAATGCTCGGACCATCACCCTCATGCCGTATTGCCCGGTCGAGTGCCATTATCAGTGCCACCGCTCCGTCTATCCTCTGTACCGCCTTCGCTTTATCCGGCTTCAGGTTCTCCGCTGCGTCTTGGTCGAATACCAGGTTATCAATACACCATCTCAGCACCGGGTGCCCGCCGTGATGTATCTTATTCTGTAATACCAGCCGTACCAGTTCCTTTGAAGGAGGGCTCATACTCTTGAACCCCTGCCCGAACGGCACTATCAACGGATGTCCTGTACCGGCTTCTTTTTCTTCAGTAACAAATCCGTCTTCGTCCTGGAGGTCAACCATCAGCTTGGCAGCTCCCCACCGGTCATATGCCAGTTCCTTGAGGTAAAACTTTTCTCTGATTGACTTTAGGTCCCTCCGGATGTAGCTGTAATCAACCACGTTCCCGGGAGTCGCCGTTATGAATCCACGCTTCACCCAGGTCGAATACGGCACCTTGTCCCGCTTCTCCGCTTCCCTCATCGTGTCTTCCGGTATCCAGAAGCGGTGAATCGATTTGTATTCGCCGTCCCCCACCGGGAATACACCGGCGAACGATGTCAGGTCTATTGAACTTGAGAGGTCAAGTCCTCCGTAACATTCCTGACCTTCGAGGTCTTTCTCTGTAAATACCCCGGCACAGGCGTCCCAGACCCTCAGCGGGATAGGCTTGATACTGCTCTTTACCCATTCGTTTGTACGGAGCTGCCGGAAGGTATTCTCCTTCGCCGGATTCTCCAATGCTTCCTTAAACTGGCTTCTGACTGATTCCATCCGGATAATATGACCGATAGAAGGATTAACCCGTTTCCACGTACTCTCCCGTTTCCATATGTCCGGGTCTTCCTGAACTTCAGCTTCATCCAGTCCATATATCACCGGATAGAATTCTGGATCTTCCCGGGTGCCATTCAGGATTCCTCGTGCCTTTTCATGAACTTCCCAGCATACCGAGTTCCGGTCGACTCCCGCCGTCGTGAGGAAAACGTACAGCGGCTGCTCCCGCGCGTCCCCAGTCCCGTCTGTCAGCACATCGTACAATCTGCGGTCCGGCTGGGTATGCAGCTCATCGAAGATTACCCCGGAGATATTGAACCCATGTTTCGTCTTACTCTCGGAGGAAAGAACCCGATAAAATCCGCCGTTCTTGTAATTAACAATTCGCTTGACGCTGTCGATAGTCTTACAGACCTTCTTCAGCGCCGGCGAGAAATCTACCATGTCCTTCGCCACGTTATAAACAATGGCTGCCTGGTCACGGTCCGATGCCGCCGAGTATACCTCAGCCCCCGGCTCGTTATCCGCTACCAGCAGGTAAAGGGCGAATCCGGCACCAAGCTCGCTGTTATGAGTAGGAATCATTCCTTCACCGGCTAAATACAAACCGGAAGGAGAATCGACTTGTATACACCTAACAGGACAGCTCTCTATTTTTTCAAATGAACTGATAAAATGCCGGCTCGTCCGAGTGGTACTAACCGGATGAGCTTTAAGCCTTGCAGCTTTTCTCGCTAACCTGAATACAGAATTATCAGAAAATCCCCAGAACTGAATTCTGTATTTTTCTCCGCAGTCCTTACCATTCAACATTGCTCTGGCTATTTTCACCGAGCATTTATACCCCAGGCTGCGTATAAGCTCCATCACCGACGATGCTAGTTGTTTATTAGTAGTGGTGTATTCGCACTGTCCTGATTTAGAGCAGTAACCATCGGTATCCATCAAACCCTGTAGTAAGGCTTTGCGTTGTTCAATACTTGAGCGAAGGTAATTTTCAGGAAGATGTTTGTTGTCTATCAGGTTAAGTTTCCTGAACTTCAGTTGCCAGCATTCAGGTCTTTTTGTCCTGTCACCTTCCCCCAGTGCGTAATGGCCGCTATTTTTATTGGATGATTTCCATTCGTGAACTACGATGCCATCTTTTTTGACATTCTCAACAATGTCCGTATCGCCATAATGACAGGTAAAACTGGCGGTAGCTGATGAACCATCTCCCAACCAAACCCCCAGCGTGTAAGGAGGTATAAGTAAATCTGCTTCCTGGCACTGTAGTGGACCAGCTACGGGAAATCGATATCCGGTTCTATTGACTATATACTTGGTTTCCTTAACTCGATATCCTGCCGTCCAGTATGGATGGTCAACCAGCCACTCATGTTCAGCATCAGCGATTATCGATGTGCCGTCAGTGAAATTCAACCGGTAGCATGGCCGATTATATAAAACCGGACCTGTGGCCAAGACATTAATTTGTTCCCCATGCTCGTTGAATACCGTATCGCCATGCTTGATATCTGCGAGTTTTTTCCACCCATCAGGAGTAGGTATTGGAGTATTGATATCTAAAGCCTTCCCGTTCTTCTTCGGAATCTCGATGTAGACTGTTTTATAAAGCCGCTTTCCGTCAGCCTTCAGCGTTCCGAACACTTCCCTGATTATCTTCTTCTGCCAGGGAAGAAGGGTAAACGGTTTCCCTCTCCAGCGGCCCTTCGTATGTTTCAACCCCTCGAAGAACCGGACCGCCCGGTCAGCAAGTTCCTTGTCGAAATAACAACCTTTAGGGAGTTTCTTACTCATCCGGTCCTCCCTGTTAATTCTTCCTTCTGTCGTAGTCTCCTGTGAATTCGTTCAAGGCATCATCGATACTCTCGGCCTTATCGATGACAATCCGGCTTCTCGCTGCCGGCGTCATACCGAACTCAGTCAGGAACTTGTGCATCTGCTCCATGGCCTGCTTCCTCACCGAGAGGAGCGGTTCGATGATAGCATTACCGTTACTGGTCACCGCTACCATCCCATTAGAGATATTGACTTTTAAACCCGGGTTTTTCTTTTTCAGTTTCTGCATCTCGCGGAAGGTCTTCTTCATCTTCGAAAGCTCGGCTTCCGCCTCTTCGAGCTGCCCCCAGGCGATGCAGTAAGCAGCCAGCGCTGCCCGATCTATCCGGGTCAGCAGCCCCAGGGTATACAGCTCCCCAGCCAGCCGATGCCATTCTTTACGAGCTGCGCCCTTGATGAAAGACGGACAATCCGGAACAGCACTTGCCGGTTTCGGTTCTGTCATGTTGAGCTGACGTTTCCCCGGATTCCCCTCCAGCTCTTTCAGTTTTGTCGGCCTCGGCGCCGGTCCTGTCTTCCTCACCGTAATCACCTCGATTAAAAAAACCCCGGCGCTCGCCGAGGCTGTCAACATCAAAAAACTATAAAATTATTCCAGTTTTTAACGGGTCAAAAACCCGGTCGTATACTTTATTATCGCGTGCGTGTGACCCCCCCTCCC